AGGACATGGCGTTTTGTGAATTATGTACCGAGGCTGGAATACCAATATATGCGAATATCGAGTCTTGGACCACGCATCACGGATCATGGGGCTTCAATGGCAAGTTCGGAGATACTCTAGTAAAGAAGGCATAAATGTGGCAGAAATGTGGCAAGAATGTGTCCACGAAAAGCAGTATTATAGGTGTCGCAGAGGGGTCGCAGAGGGGTCGCACAGGTGTCGCAGGTGTCGCAAAAAGGACCTACATTAGAATAATTCTAAACTATCTGCGTCAAAAGTGTACAAAATTATCGAAATTGTCGACACTTTCGACACCCTTGCGACCCCCTTGCGACCCCCCTAGTGTCGAAGCTACTATTCAATAATACCAAGGGTTATAGGTCAATTTCACACCCTTGCGACCCCTTTTTCTTTTTTTTCAAGAAGCGCAGTCTAAAAAAATAATTTGTCTTATAGGTGTCGAAACTATAGAATGTGGCACAAATAAGGCAAATGACTATAGGAAATGCAATATCGCTGGCAATAAGTATGATGACAGAAAAGGATTTTTGGGATATGTTTCACAAGAAACATAATTCGAGATATTACTATGGCAAAAAGAAAACAAAAGAAAAAATCAAAGAGAAAAATAAAAAACAAAAAGACAATACCTTTAAACGTAAAGTCTCTGGGAAATGATATATCTAAATATCCATTTGTAGAGATTGAATGGTTAGACATTGAAGGAGATGCTGGCTGGAGTAATACAAAGTCTTTAAATAAATCTAAACTACCTACTTGCGTGTCTAAAGGTTATTTATTATCTCAGAAGAGTGGTGTCACTAGAATATTTGTAGATTTTATTAAAACCAAAGATAAAGAAACGTTTGAGGATGTTGGTAATACAACTATAATTCCAACTTCTGTGATTCAATCAATTAAGAAGATTCACTAGGTTTTTTATTCTCTTCTATTTCTATTGCTTCACCTTCGACTTGTTTTGCATTTAGTATAGGTGCGTAGTCTTCTAGTATCTTTTTCATCTTAGCTTCTAATTGTTCTTCAGACATTTCCTCTAGCTTCCCAGTTTTAATTATTTTTCTATCTATGTATAATCCAGCGGCCATTCCTCTATTCTTCTCTGCATTTGTTGCAGCTGAGAAAGCACCTTTATTTAAAGCAGCTTCTCTAATCTTACCAAGCTCTGCGACATGCTTATCATAAGTAACTTCAAACTTCTTAATCTTTTCTTCTCTTAATGCTCCAATATATTGTACTACCAATGGAGACAACCTAGGGTTTTGTAATTCTGATGCTTCTACTCTAGCTCTTTTTTCGCTGTAACCAGCGGCTATCGCTGCGTCAGCACCTGTGGTCCTACCTTCATTAAATACAAGATATTCTGCAAATCTTTTTTGCATTTCTGTTAATCTTTTTGGAACTCCCATATTGACAATTTAAGGTAACTATCCTATATTGTCAATAGTAATGACAGAAATAAAAATAAAGGAGTAGATATGGAAGATGATAGAGGTCCTAATGATCTTGATAAAACTATTGAAATATTAAGACGGAGAATGAAAGAATTACTTGCTATAAATGTTTCCAATAGGGAATTGATGAGTAGACTTATTAAGGAAAACGAAGAGTTAAAGAGAGATAATAAGAGATTAGCCAAACAGATAGACGATTATTACAATGCTCGTTAAAGACTTACAACAATTTTTGGGTAGTTTCACAGATAAACTTAAAGGCAATGCAATCAGTCATGCTAAAATATATATTGAAAAGAACGGCTATCTTGAAGAAATTAAAAGAATGGAAGTTCAAGAGCATATGATTATAGGTCAGCCTGGTATGAGATTAGTTTTAAAAACTCATTCAGATCAGAAATTAAAATTAGAAGATAAGTTAATCAAACCATATTAGAAAGGAGGAAAAATGGAAATAACAGTTGAACAAAGAAAACAACTACTAGAGTATTTGTCTAAAAGACCTTATTCAGAAGTATACTTATTGGTTGCAATGTTAGTTAGTTTAAAACCTAAAACTAATGGTAAAAAGGACGACACAGTTACCCAGAAAAACTAGTGGGTGCTGAGGTTAAATTATATAAAAAACTTAAAGCTAAAACACCTAAAATTATCTGGAATAGGATTGAAAACCTTGCTATTCCTGGTATGCCTGATCTATTGGGTTACAATGCTAATAGCCACTTTTTTACAGTTGAGTTAAAAGTAACCAAGGGTAAAAAATTAAAGTTTAGTCCACACCAAATTGCGTTCCACGTGACACATCCTAATAACACATTTATCATAGCCGAGACCCTTGATCCAAGGTCCTTGAATCGTTTTCATATGTTCCGTGGTTCAAGAATCATGGAGCTTGCTGCTTGTGGCTTGGAGCTTGATGCTTGCAGCTTGGGGCTTGACGCTTGTAGCTTATTTTTCGAGAAGCTTGGCGCTTGAGGCTTGGAGCTTGGCGCTTGAAGCTTGTGGCTTGAGGCCCGGATCAGGACGTACGTCGCTAGGCCCACGCGTTGAGTTAGCATGACTAATAGCCTGATCCAGTTTATTACGTAGCTTGCGTAATTCTTTATAATATTTTGGGTGTTTAAATTCCATTTTAATGTTGACCGTATGATATATTTTTTATTTCTTTATTCCAGCAATTTCTGCAATCTTTACATTGGCCGTCCTGAGAAGGTGCCGGGCATGTTGCGCCAGCTGTCACCACCGTTGAAGTGTTGGGCCAGCTTCCAGCTGCTGGCTGGTCAATCATTGGCATGCTAAATCTTATAATTAAATTATCGGGCGCTCGTGTTACATGGTCCTTGATCCATGCTTCACGTGTGGGCATCCAGTGCTTAATGCCAGGCGTCAACCTGCAGACATCAAAAATTTTATTAAGATGATCAAGATCTTGAACATCGCCGGAGTCATGCCATCTAAACCATTTAGATTTTTTTGAATTAATTAATATTGTCATAGCTGCGACCCATAATGGATTTTTAATTGCTTCTAGTCTCTTATACTGTGCATCCTGAACCACCTTGAACATATAACAATTTTTTAATGCATAGCAATTATAACACGTTGAGCCCTTGATCTTTCGGAGCTTCCGGCCAGTCTTACACTCTTTGGCAGGTATACCTATTGACCATCCGGGCATCTTTGACGGTTTACTTAGACCTCCAACCAGGGTCCATGCTTCACTTGTTTTCATAATATTTCTCTCTTTCTGTTTTCTGTGTATAATTTAATTGTGGCAGAATTATGACTGTTAATTAGACTCATTCTAAACTGCCGCTTGAAGCTTTAGGGCCCACCCTCCCGCTGCTTGATGCTTGGCGCTTGTTGCTTGAAGCTTGGGGCTTGTTTCTTTTACCAAGGATCTGGAAAAACTTCTCACAGCTGCGCAGGTAACCAGCCGGGAGCTCGCGATGGTCCCGGATAAAATAATGCGTTAAGTCGTTATGTTTTATTCTCTTCATTATTCTCCTCCCAGGAAGCTCCAGCGTACTCTTCATACCATTCATCAAAATGAGCTAGCGCTCGGTTATACTTCTTATCCTCTTCAAAGTACCAGTCGCGAAGCTCCTGTCTATTCTGTTTTATATGTTTTATAGCTTCCTCTTTACTGGCCCATCCACTGTAGCTGGTCAGCATATCTTTTTTTATACTATGATCGTAACAATTACTCATCGTCTTTCCTCTCTTCACTTATTTTTCTCATCTTCTCTTGATCAGCCTTCACCAGCCGAAGGATTTCCTCCAGGGCGTCTGCTATTCTTTTCATATGTTCTGATACTCTGTAATCTATTGTTATTTTTTCCATAATTATTCCTTTCTAAATTTATCCTACAGTATCCTTCACCAGCTGTCAAGCTTGCTGCTTGGAGCTTGCTGCTTGGAGCTTGGCGCTTTCTTTTTTTACTCGCTCGCAATTATTAGCAGGACCAACAGGTAATTGACTTCCCCCCAGTATACTGGTTGTTGGTCCAGCAAATAATGATCAGTCACTATGCTACGAGGGAGGTTAACGCACAGCATTCAGTTAACGTTCGGGATATCCTTACGCGCACCCTTGTTATAGTGTTTATATTCACAGTCATTAATGACTGATCCCAGATCCAATAAGAGAACTCGAGTGTAGTACAATTAAGTACTTTTAATACTCCGATTGGATCAGGGATCAGTATTAAATAAAGCTCTTTTCAGAATTTAATCTAATCCCAGATCCATCAGAGAGTGTTAACATTTTGCATAGGACATTTCCTATCTCTAATGGATCAGGGATCAGTCCCAATCGCTACAGGCAATACATAAATGTTTGCTAATCACGACAGGGATATCATCCCGTTATTTTGAGTTTTTAATTCCGTAAATAACAAAAGGGAATATCTCCTATATAATACTTGACAATATTATTGTCAAGGTATAAAACAATTAAAAATAAATAAATATAGAAAGGTCTAAAATGGCAAAAATAAGAATGAATACAGAGTTGCGAAACAAACTCTTTAATAAAATAAAACATACATTTGAAAATGAAGATACTCAAGAGAGAGAATTATATCTTCAAGCAAGAGAGTATGTTGACGAGCAATATCAAAGTGCGAGTGCGTTAGCAAAAGAAGTTGTATCAAGATCATATCCACCAGAAGATGTTTCTGTTTTAAGAACTTTTAAAAAGAAATATGGTCAACCTTGTGATGTTGTTGCAAAAGATAAATGTTTTTACTTTGCACACGACGAAGATACTGACGAAGATGGCGAAACAACAGAAACTAAATCTCATTTTGATTTTGGTTTGTTTGGCAATCTAAATGGTAGTGAGTATTCAAGTGAAGATGGCAAAAAGTTTGCTGTTGCATATTATCGTGAGGAGTTAAAAGCAAAAGAGTGTAATCCAGATATTTATGCTCAACAAAATGAAAACCAAGACAACCCACATAAAACAAAACATGTTGAC